TTCTCCTCTTTAGCTTCTGGTTCCAACATGGAGGATCCACCAATATTATAATTAGGATCGGCTTGATTTCTCATGCGACTCAGATCATAACTAGTTGGACATGCTACTTCAAAATCATCGCATGCTGATACTCGAACAACAAACTTTATATCCTGTCCCTCAGTTGGATGAGGAGAGGTGAGCCTATTTAAAACGCTCACAGTAATCACACCATTCCCAACTCTATCAAGATCAGGAGGACTTATAGTTCCATTGTTCATCCAAACTGTGGTGGAACCAAAAGGAATATGCTGTTTAAAAGCAGACGATTGACTCCAAGGAACACAGAATTCCACCTTCTTAGTGGTATCAAGATCTACAATAATAGATCGAGTTACATTCATAAGATTAACATTTGGAACGTTAGCAGGATCATATGTAATTTTAACTCGACCCTTATGGAAAGATGTGCAAATGAAGTCAAAAGTGTACATCAATGATCCTCTCCAATATTTAAAAGGAAAAGTAGCAAACGCAACAGCAGGTAGCAACCATTCACCATAAGCGGGATATGCCTGAGTACACACACACGGATCAACCGTGGAAGCAAACAATATGGCTCCCGGTGTTTGAGATGTGTCCCAACCTGGTATACTAAGAATGGAGGGTCTCATTGCTATGTCCACAATGGACATTTCGTCGCGTGTCGGTGCTCCAACTACACGAGGATCAATTGTGACCTCTTGCTTTATATCAAAAGCAAGTTTGTGTGCATCATCTTGACTGTTATAATTCGACAACCCAGCTTTGGCTTTACGTTGGACTACGGCAGTATCAATGGTTAAGGGCTTGGAAAACCCAAAAAGATTTGCAATCTCAGACGTTGCTGAAGCTCCGATTGATGTAGCTTTAGCATATTTACCAATGTACGGTACATCCTGAAATTTTCCGGACCAATTAGCAATCGCAGATGATAATCTGGAAACGGGTTTAACAGAATACTCATCACCTTGAGGAATAAGAGTTGAAGGTTTAATGGACGTCAATCCTCCAAACTTAACATCCTCAGCCCATGCATATATTGCGACAGAAATGGGATTAGTAGACCCATTAGCCGTCCGCAATGGAGAATATGATCTCATAGTCAGTGAACCCATGTTTTCCCATTCCCTATAGGGAATGCTGAAAGAATTCTTGATCCAAATCATTGGTAACTTCATTTCAGCGCCTTCAGATAAAGTTGAAGAGACTTCACAATTGGGTAACTGGGAAGCAGTCGTAAAATCATTGGCACCATTTGCATTTCTAGACATTTGATCCAATGATTTCAAGGGGACATAACTACACAATAATTTCCCGTAATAAAAGGAATTACCATTTAACTGAATGCGAACTTTGAGATTGCAACGTAATAAATTGTAATGACACAATCTATT